GTGGGACTGCAATTCATGCAGCAGGCTCCGGGACATTACTTACTCAATCAATCTCTATGACCTTGGGCAAGGTCTACCAAGCAACATGTGGCGTGGTTGCCTGCTCTGGTGGCACCGGGTCACTACAGTTTCGAGGAGGCGGGACAACAACGGTTGCTACGATAGACGTTACTGACGTAGGAAGCTCGGTTCAAGTCACTTACGTCGCTGAAGGTAATACTCAAGTTGGCGTTTATGCTGGTTCCGGGACAGACCTCACCATCGACAACATCTCAGTCCGAGAGATCAACCCGCTGTCCGTCTCGATCCAGATGGACGGGCGGATGACTAATCTTGCCACTACCAGTTTTGATGACAGCAGACTTGTCCGATGGAGGTTCGACCCTAACAACGAGATTGACCTGAATATCGACACGTTGCTGCCTAGCCTCACCGGTCAAGTAAGAGTGCGGCAAAGAGCCAACGGGGGTACTTACAGAGAGGTTAAGTCTTCTGAAACGGCCTACACAGACGGCATCCTCACCCCGTTCAACATCAGTTCCCGCCACGGTTCCACGTTCATCAACGGCGCAGTGGACGGTGTGGCACTGACTGCCAACACCACCCCCACGGCACTGCCAGACCTGTCCAACACGGACCTCCAGATCGCCCACGACTTCATGGGGACCATCGGCACCTTCAGGCAGTTCTCTGGTGATGTTGGGGATACTGGACTAGAAGAGGCGACAAGCTAATGACCGAAGAACCAATCATCGAAGAAGCTCCAAAGCGAGACTTCTACTACGCCTTCACCGACGAAGCGGCGGCAGCGACGGCCCTTCAGCCGTTCTACTACCAACCGCAGGTCCAGTCCGTTGACCCTGAGACGGGCGACAAGCTGTACGACGAAGAAACGGGCGAACCCATTATGGAAAACGACGGCGACCCCTACCTCGTCATGCACTCGCACAACCACTCATTCGACATCGTGGGCCTGATCCACGAGCCGACAGGAAACACGCTGACCGATGACGAAGGCATGGAATACCCCGAGATGGCCCCGGTCCCCGGCTGGCATATCAACCTGCGCATTCGTGGCGACTACATGCGGGAAGAAGCCGAGGCGATTGATGCTGAGTATGGTGTAGAGCCAACCAGCCCTCATAGAACTTGGTTATAGGAGAATTATTATGTTGGACCAAAAACAATGGTGGATGTCTAAGACTGTATGGGGGGTAGTTGTTATGCTTATCTCCTCTGCCTTGTCTTCTACTGGTATCCCACTAACCCCTGAGCTTCAGGGTACGATTGTAGAACTTATCATGCAAGCTATCACTGTAGGTGGTGGTGCATTGGCTGTCTACGGTCGAGTAACGGCTAAGACTGCACTCAAATGAGTAGGTCATTAAACTCGACAATTACTACGGCATTGGCGGCTGACGTTATTCAGCCGTTCTTTGCTATTGACCTTCTGTTCGATAGCCCCGACCAAGTTTACCTTTGGAATGGTTCTGGTACTCGCAGCCTGACTTCAGACAGCGGTGCTAACAACTACACTGGACTTGGCGACCTTTTGGTAGTAGATGTTATCGAAGAGACCGGGGACATTTCCGCTAAGGGGGCTACTATTTCCCTCAGTGGTATTGATAACAGTAACGGTTCCCTGTTCAAGAAGGCACTAGGCACTCCTTACCAAGGGCGGAAGTGCAAGATTTACTTTGGGGTTATGAACGGCAACACCCCAAGCAATATCGAAGAAGTGTTCTCCGGGTATATGGACCAAATGGTCATTGACGAAGGACCAGAGTTTACAACCATAACCCTATCTGTAGAGAATAAGTTGGTAGCTCTGGAACGACCTTCTGGTAGTCGCTACACCTCTGCATACCAAAGAAGCCAATACTCTTCCGACAAGGGTTTGGATTTTGTTGCAAGCCTACAGACAAAGAAGATCGTTTGGGGAGCTAAACCAGAATGAATTATCAGCAAGAGTTCTTGGCTACGGTCAAGAAAGACATCCGACCCTTGCTTGAGCGGCACTGGAATGACATTGCCGTAAATAAAGACAAGATTAAACTGAACCCCGATTGGGACGCCTACCATTCCCTTGAGCAAGATGGCAAGCTAAAGATATTTACTGCCAGAGAACAAGGTGAGTTGGTAGGTTATTTTGTAGTTATTGTACATAGAAACCTACACTACAAAGACCACCTGTTCGCATCCAATGATGTTATCTTCCTGCACCCCGACCATAGAAAAGGGCGTACTGGTATCAAGCTAGTGCAGTTCTCTGAGAAGTGCCTCAAGGAAGATGGAGTTTCTGTGTTGGCAATCAATACAAAGGTCCACAAGCCTTTTGACAAATTGATGCAGTTCCTTGGGTTCTGCCTAGTCGAGCGCATCTACTCTAAGTACATAGGAGACTGATATGGGCCAGAGTCTTTTAGCTGGTGTTGTAAGTGGTGTTAGCGGTGCTATATCCGGCTCTAAGTACGGCGCACCGGGAGCTATCGTCCTTGGTACAATAGGCGCTGTTCTTGGTTTTGCGGGTAGCTACCTAGCAAAGAAGGAAATGTCAGAGCAGCTTTCCTCTGTTATCTCAGGGGGGGATTCTGAGAAGAAGTATAGCGGCTATACCGTCAACAGCCGGGGTTCCGCCCTGCACCACCAGATTATCTATGGTAAGACTAAGGTAGGTGGGGTTATCGTATTTGACGACGCCACTGGTCTTAACAACGAATACCTCAGTCGGATTATTGCATTTGCAGGGCATAAGGTAGATGACTTTGAAGAAATCTTCCTTGACAACTACAAAGTAACCTCCCTTGGCTCTGATGGCAATGTTGCTACGGTTCAAGAGGTTGATGAGCAGGGCAACTTGATTGGCTCCCCCTCTACTCGATTCAGTGGGCTAGTCAAAATACGTAAGGTTGATGGGGGACACACTACCAGTCTGGATGGGCAAAGCCTCTCTAACTTCAGTGGCAAGTGGACTTCAAATCACGTACTACAGGGTATTGCACATTTGGCAATCGTCTTTAAGGCTGACGTACCCACGGATGCAGACGATGTTAGTGCCTACCCCAATGGCCTCCCTGTGATTACGGCTCTAATCAAAGGTAAGGAGGTCTACGACCCTCGTAGCGACTCTACTGCTTGGTCTGACAACCCTGCCTTGATTATCCGAGATTTTCTCACGAATGGCTCCTACGGTCTGGATGAGGATGCGATTAATATTGACGACGACAGGATTGAGACTGCGGCTGACATTTGTGATGAAAATGTAACCACGGATGGTAGCACTCGGTACACTTGTAATGGTGCTTGGCTGACTTCCGCTACTCCGGTGGACATACTTAGCCAGCTTGTATCCACCTGTGCTGGGGCTGTGTGGTACGCACAGGGGAAGTGGCGTCTTAAGGGGGGTTCCTATACCGCACCTGTCCTAACGCTCTCTGAGGACGATCTGAGAGCGCCTATGACCATTTCCACTAGGCATTCCCGTAGAGACAACTACAATGGGGTTCAGGGTTTGTTTAAAGGCCCTGCTACAAACTACCAACCAACAGACTACCCTTTGGTGACAGACCCTAGTTTTGTCACGGTGGATGGTGGGGAAAAGTCTGTCCTAGATTTGCCTCTACCCTTTACCAATACGCCGGGTGAAGCTCAACGTATTGCAAACATTGCGTTGGAAAGGAACCGTAGCCAAGTAACCTTGTCAGGCACCTTTGGCCTAAGAGCATTCCAACTTGAAGTTGGGGATATTGTAGCTCTCACCAACAGCCGCTTGGGTTACACCAGTGAGGTTTTTGAGGTTGTACATTGGTCCTTTGGTGTCGGTGACGACTATGGCTTGAATGTAGACCTTGTTCTCCGTTCTATTACCCCCACTGCATATGACGAATATGCTGATACGGCATTTGAGTCTGACAACACGGACTTCCCTAACCCCAATGCAAATCTGGTGATTAACAGTCTAACTGTAGCTGGGTCAGGTAAAACCCTTGGTGATGGTAGTTTTGTGCCTAATGCTATTGTTAGTTGGAGTGCGCCGGGTAACCCATTTGTCACCAGTTACGATGTAGAGTGGCGTCAGTCTTCGGAGAGTACCTATAGCTCTACCACTACCCCTGAAACCTCTGTTGAGATTGGTCCCTTTGTAGGTGGCGTCAGTTACTTTATCCGGGTAAGGGCAGTCACTCAGGGCGGCGCTAGGGGGCCTTTTGTTACCACTAGCTTTACTGGCGGTGGTGACTCTATTGCACCCGCTGCACCTACCTCTGTGTCTGCCACGGGGGAGTTTAAGGCCATTCGTGTGGAGTGGACGAACCCTACAGACCTTGACTTCAGCCATGTAGAGGTTTACGAGTACACGTCCAATAACTCTGGTGCTGCCTCTAAGATAGCAGAGTCTACCGGGGACCACTTCTACAGGACAAACCTTGGCCTTGGTGATACAAAGTATTTCTGGCTTAAGGCTGTAGATTTCTCCGGCAACAAGTCGGGCTTTAGTTCTGTAGTCTCTGCTACCTCTGAGAACGTGGGTTCTTCTGCATTTGTTAATGATGTAGTTACCTTGTTCGAGGACCAAGACCTTTACCTGATTGAAGACTATGCAACCCTACCTGCCTCTGGTACTACAGGACAGCAGGTTTACAACAGGGCAGATGGTAAGCTGTACAGATGGGACGGGTCTAGCTGGGAGCCTCTTGTGGGGGACGTTGGTGATGTTGACTTCGCCGACCTTAGCGGCACTCTTGCAGACGCTCAAATAGCTGTGGGGTCTATTAACGGCACCAAAATAACCAACCAATCTATTGATAGTCCTCAGATTACCGCAGGAGCAATCACTGCTGGTAAGATTGCCGCTGAGGCAGTTAGAACAAACAAGATTGCGGCTAATGCAATTACAGGCGCAAAGATCGCTGGTGGTACTATCACAGGTAACAAGATCGTAGCAAATACTATCACCGGGGGGCTTCTGTCCACTTCGGGGATTATTACCAACACTGCACAGATCAACAACAGCTTGATTACCAATGCAAAGATTGCTAACTCCGCAATTAGCACGGCGAAGATTCAAAACGCAGCAATCAGCAACGCCAAGATTGCCAACCTGAGTGTTGATTCCGGCAAGCTAGTACAAGGGGCTTACGTAGGCGTTGGTAACTTCTGGACAGCCTCTAGTAATAACTCCTTTGGTACGTTTAGCCAAAGTTTTGGTGCTTCCGCCAACGGGGACGCTTTTGTCTTGGCTACAGCTAACCTGCAATGTTTTGGTACGAACAATAGTAACTCAGGGCTTACAGCTACCCTGATTATTGATGGAAATGTTGTAGACGATTTCAGTATGCTCAACGCTGGTAGCCTCGTTTTTGCGAAGAACTTGCTAACGGGGGGTCGAGCTAACGTAAGTGGTGGCTTCAATGTACAAGTGGGTTTTGCCGGGTACAACATTAGCAACGATTCTTACGAAGTAAGCGTAACTGTTTGGAGGTTCTTTGACTGATGACCGTTAAACTGTACACTAAATACGACGCAGAGACAGGAGAGATCATTGGCATTTTCTCCGGTTCTGCTGAAGACGCTGCTGTTAATCAGCCCTGTATTGAAGGGGGCTGGGACAGCAAAGCCTACAGAGTTGTTGATGGGGTGGTTACCCCTAAACCTGCCTCAGAGACGGAAGAGCTTGAAATTGACCGAGCTTGGTCGGCTTTACGTAATGGCAGGGGGAACCTGTTGCAAGGCTCCGACTGGACCCAAGCACCAGACGCTCCTGTAGACGCAGCAGCTTGGGCAGTGTATCGACAGCAACTACGAGACCTACCAGCTAACACCACAGACCCAAGGAATGTAGTATGGCCAGAGCCACCCTCATAGGGTTTATTGTAGCTTTTTGGGTAGCCCTCTTTAGTCTCTTCTGGGCTACCAACTCAATTTCCCACGAGGGGGGTACTAATTCCCACGAGGGGGGTTTTTCAGAACGATCTAAACAGCATTTAGCAGAAATTCATATAGATTTGTATGAAGTTGTTTTTCTTGCTAGACTTCTATCTGAGGTTCCATTCGAGATCACTGATGGAATGAGAACAATAGAAGAACAAAGGCACTACTACGAGACTGGCAGGAGCCAGACAATGAACTCCAAGCACCTAACAGGTCATGCAGTTGATGTAGTACCAATCCCAGTGACATGGGAGCCTGAAGCCTTCCTGCCTATCGCAGAGGCTATGTTTAAAGCAGCCGACATACTCGACACTCCGATAGTCTGGGGAGGTGACTGGCGTACCTTCAAGGACTATCCTCACTTTGAATTAAAGGAGAGACC